CTGTTACTGGATGGCGGTAATGATGCCGTCCAAGATCGGCGCTTCAAAACAGGCCGTTCCCAGCGTGTACGTCGAAGCGTCACGCGAGAAGCCGATTTCGGGCCAATTGACGTACATCGTGTCCGCCGCGTTGACGACCTTGAGGGTCGCCGCCACGTTGGAGTCAGCCCACGGCACTCGCGTTGAGTGCAGTACGGCCACGCCAGCGGGCATGTAACGGTGGACCTTGAACTGCGCCACGGTGCCAGTCGCGGGGTTCGAGATACCCGAGACCATCCCACCAAGTGTGGTGCCGTCTTGACCAGCGGTCAACGTCACGCGGTAACTGTTCGTGTTACCACCCGCCGTGGTCGCGTTCCACAACTCGGTCGCAATCGCGCCCGTGGTGAGGATGAGGTCAGGGTCGGCCCCTTGGGTGACGTACAGGCTCTCAAGTCCCGTGTAGAACTCCTTGCCTGGGCTCGTGGTAGACAGCGTGGTCCCAAGGACCGACTGGTAACCACCGTTCACCGCCGCCTCTGAGATGAGGCCCTGGTAACCAACGATGCTGGAGCTCGTCGCGCCAGAGATCAACGTGCCACCAAGCGTGTACGCAGGGTTCGACCCGTTGTCCGCCGAGACGGACGGAACGGTTCCCGAGTACGCCGCGAACGTCGCGGGCGAGACACCACCTTGGAGGGTTGAGGTTCCCTTGTACCACGCAGAACCAATCTCCACGTACGTGTTCACCGCAACCGCCGCCGCAGGTACGCCACCCGTGATGGCAAGGTCGATACCGTGACCAGCCGTCAGTGTGATGGAACCCGTCGCCGTGATGCCCTGTGACTCACCGAGACCCGTGTAGAAGTCAAAGATGACCGACTGCACGACTCCCGAAGGCAGGCCGGAACCACTCGTGACCGTGGCCGACGAGGACGCCACACCGGAGATACCCGCAACACTGAGCGAGGTCGAGCGCGACAAGAGCAGCGCCTTCTCCTCACCGAGCATGTGCGCGTTCAACAGCGCCAGCGCCGATTCCGCCTGTGGGTCACTCCAGCCCTGCGCCGCGTAGATCAGGCGGAGTGCGACTTCGTCGCTCCAACCCATTTCCACGAACGGCAGGAATGTGGCGTCACCGGCGTAGGTGATGTTCGGCGGTCGGTTCAGCGTCGTGCCATTGACCGAGATGGTCGAACTGGTCGAAACGAAGAACGGACTGACGTTGTTGTTGTACGCCGAGTTCGTCACCGACGTGATGCGACGGAATTCAAAACCAGGGCCAGCCTTGGTCTCGCGAGCCGCCGAATTACGCAACGTCAGGTCCTTCGGGTACAGGTGAATCAACGCGTTCTCCAACGAGTACGGGGTCAGACCCGAGTACTGGATGGCGGTGTTCGAGACGGGGTTTGCGAGGTCCCATTCTTTCACCGTGTCGGGGTTGACGCCCTTGGTCCGCAGGTCAGCCAACATCTGCTGTTGGCGGGGGTTGATGACGCCCGCGCCAGGGATGAACTGGTAGCCCGCGGCCTTCATCTTTAGGCCGGTCTCGAACATCTCGAGGACTGCGGCCTTTACTTTCTCGGCCCGTACCGGATCGCCGTCAGCGAGGTCCAGGGCGCGTGAAGTGAAACTCATTTCATGCTCCGATCTTGGAAGAGAGGGCGTCCACTTTGGACTGCCACTCAGAGACGAGCGCGTCGTACTTCTCGCGCTCCTGTGGGGAGGTCAGGTCGGCCTGCGCGGACTTGTAGACGTGCAACATCTTCGTTGCCTCCTGCAATTCCACTTGGACTTCCTGTTGCTCCTGTGATGCCCGTAGTGCCCAATCCTTGGGCGCGGCCATCTTGCTCACCTTCTCCACGACAAGCGCAAGGTCGTTGACCTTCTTCGCGATGTCCTCCGTGGATGTTGCGATCTCTTCGAGGCCGAGCACCTTGCGCAGTTCTGCGACGGGTGCGGCCTTTTGTTCCTCTGTGGCGTCCTCGGCTTGTGCGGCCTTGATGGTGTCGGGACTTACGAACATGGTCAAATCATCTCCTTGTGCGAAGGGCGAAGTGGTTTCGCCTCCAAATGCTTCGTGCATCTGCCACGAAAGAAAACCGTTGAGGGTGTCAAGTAGCACTTGAAGGTCCCAACGCTCGTCCTCACCGTCACAGAGTTCTTCAAGTTCTTGCTGGATGCAAGCGACAATCCCGTCCTCGACGGACTTGAGCATTTCGGGGTCGTGCGTCCATTGTCCTGGCTCGGCGGACTTGTTCACCGTCGCGAGCGCAATCAATGCGTCGGCCATCTTCGCCGTCTTGCCCACGTTCCACGACTCGGGGAGAAGCGCGACGGAGTCCAGCGCCTTGGCGCGACGGATAATCCACGCCTTCACCGCTACCTTGTTCTTCGCTCGACCGAAGGCTTGGATGGCGTTCTTCAGGTCACTGACGTTGCGGATGGGGAATGAACCGTCGGGCATCGCCTGGTCCTTGTCCGCGAGGTCCGCACGCTCCTTGTCGGAAAACGCCTTCTTGTAGGCGTCAAGGTCGGCGTTCTTCTGCACGCAGTCCGGACAGTCCATGTTGCCATCCTTGATTTTGCCCGTTCCCTTGCAGGTCGAGCAATCAGGGTCACCGGCCTTCTCCGTCACTTGGTCCGCGAACATCTTTCCAACCTCTCCGTGCTGATCTGGTCCTGAGTTCAACCCAGGCAGAATGTCGTTCTTCCCTTCACCGTTGCCACCGCACTTGTCACACGTCGTCCACACGCTGTCCACGAGTGTCTTACCGACACCGCCGCACTCCGAACAAGGTGGGTTGCCGTTCGTGGCGACATCACCAATCTCGGCAGCTTTGGCGACGGTGAACTGGTCGATCTTCGCCCCAGGGTTGCACGGCACGTCAACAAGCGAGCATTCAATAATCTTCCCCCCGATGATGATGCCGCCAGGCGCACTTGACAAAGCCTTTTCCGAGCGGTCGTAGCGGGTGCCCTTGATGCCGATGGAGAATCCGCCGTAAATCCCCTCTTCGAGTTTCTTGGTGGCAGTGGGGTCAACAATCTTGGCCGTGATGTCGAAACCCTCAACGGCTGAACCCGTGAGTGACTTGGCCTTGCCAATCGCGACGGGCTGGTGCATCTCACGGATGTTCCCGTAGTCCTTGAACCAGTCACGAGCGGCCTTCTCTAGCCACACACCGTCACAACGCTCACCGTCAAGGTCCAGTGACGTGTCCGAGATCCGACCAGAGACGAGATACGAGCCGTCCTCCTGCTTCGCCTTGGTCGTGAAGGAAACGTACTTGTACCCGTCAATCGCAGTCGTCATATACGGAGAATCTACCTACGAATTACAAAGATGTCGTTTCCGTCTACGACGAGGCTGAGGCCTCGGCTGCACATTCGCAATTGGGGTGAAGAGGTGGGTAGTCAGTATCACTGATGTCCTTGGTCCCTTCTTGCTCAAGACACGCGGGGCACGGGCCGCCCCCCTCACATACCCACTCCCATGTCGCCATACCTGCTGCCGCCAACTGGTCACCGAACACCTGTGAGTACGCACGACTTGTCTCGGTCCGTGCGATCATGTCGGCTTGACCCAAGCGCATCGGCCCTTCGACTTGTGAGGAGATGTCGTCAGCGATTTCCGAGACGGATTTGCCGTTCAACAAACCGTCTTTGACGGCAGTAATCACGCGGTCTTGTGCCGTGTGGTCGATACCCGAGATGGTGATGTCGGCCTTGGACAAAAGTCCTTGTAGGTCAACCGCACCAGCGGCCTGACCCGTTTGGGCCACGAACTGGTCCTGGGCCTCTTTGCCTACCTCTTGGTACAAACTCACCAGTCGAAGTTGGAGTGCCTTCTTGTCGATGCCGGTCTGTCGGGCGTAGGTGGTGGCGATGGCGAGCGCACTACCCTCATCAAGCAAGTGGGCCATGTCCTTGGCGTGACTGACCGCTCCCGCGATTGCCGTCGCGACGCCGGTCAACTTCAACGAACTGGAGATTTTCCCGACGTGGTTATCCGCGATGGCGCGAAGTTTTTCCTCAGCCTTGTGAGGTTTGCGGGATTTTCCCAGTGGTGCTAATCCCGCCGTTTCCATCGCCCACTGACCGAAGTTGTCGGGGAGTTCAACCAATCCCTTTGCCATGAAATACGCCTCTTGGTTCAACCGTTCGCCCTTCTCAACCGGCAGCGCCTCGAAGTCGAAGTTGCGCCATTTCTTGCGTTTGTGCTGGGTCGCCACGAACTTGGCAAACTGCTCAAGTTCTACGAGGACAGCCTTCGTTTGGCCCGCTTCACTGACTGGTTGCGGTTGATTATCTTCTTCTGGCTTTTGGCCTTCGTCGCTCGTTTGGTCATCGTTCTCCTTTGGGGTGATCTGGTTGATGATGGGGGCCGGAGGCGGTTGTTTCGCCATCTCTTGTGCAGCCGCTTGTGCCTCCAAAAGACCAGTCAGGTACACGGGGCCGGTGGCGGCGACGTAGGCCAATTCGTCGGCCTCGGGCGAGATGTCTGGTGGCATCCCAAGTTCCTCACGGGCCTCGTTCGGCTTCATCACCGCTGATGAGATGAGGATTTTAAAGGCGTTGGCCTGTTCCAACTTGTCCTCAGAGCCCTCGTCGTTGTTAAGTGAACACACGACGTTGCGGTCAAGTCCTAAGTGTTGACGAGAGAGTGAGTTGAAGATTCCCTCAAGTTGGCGATTCTGTGGCTTGCTCGAGACCGATTCGGCGGCGTCGGCCTCACCTTCACTGGCACCCTTCCCACCGCCCAGCCCCGCTCGAGCGATGACGCCCAACTGACTCGGCATGAGGTTGTAGAACGAGGCCAGTTGCTTCAAGATGTGCTCGTCGTAATCCGCCTTGTACAACTCATCGACGTTCTTGACTTCGTAAGGATCCTCAAAACCTGGGGGCATCAACTTGGTCTGGTAGCGGGCCTCGGTCATCCCCATCAGGCCTTCGTTCAAGATTCGTTCGGAGGTGGCGAGGTTTTGCAGGGTGATTTGCTCGTCAGTCGTTCGCCAATAGAGCTTCGCTGACGTTCCCCACTTGTACTCACCCAACAGCCACTTGAGACGTTCG